TATATATACTCCCATATCATTCCATCCTCTCTAATCTGCATCTATTTCCCCTAAATGTCATACCTTCCCATACCCATTCGTGATATATACATTCGGGACAGTTATACCCATTCAGTTTGCATATTCTTTCGATTTTGATTCTGCGGATAATTCTATGTATTACTCCCATATCATTCTCCTTTTAATAACTTGATGATTCTGTCTGCGGTGTTTCTTATGTCGATGATAAGTTCAAGTATATCCTCTGCCTTGCCTTCTTCTTTGATTTCATACTCAATGGTGCACAATATTCCTCGGCTGACTATGGCTCTATGCTTTTGAGGTTTTATCTTAAGTTCCATATCATTCCACCTCTTCCTCGTGTCCCCAAATATCGCTTATATCACTCCGCCAAGATTCATGAGCATCCTTTGGGCTTTTGCCTTGATATAACACGATGTTATCCATTATCCTGTCGTGTATTACATAGAGCCTATCCTCGGCATAATACCAATCGTGGTAATCATCTTCAACATCTACTGGTCTGAAATCATTCCAGTTAATCGCTTTATTTCTTATGGCTTTATAAACCATTTGAAAAGCCTCGTCTATATTTCTTACTCCCATATCATTCTCCTCACTTTCTTTTTTTCATCTTATTCCTTCATCGAAATATACAATCCGTTATGGGGAGCTTTATTCTTTTTCTTCAGATTTGTCAGTTCTTCATAAATCAAGTTCAATGCGTTGGTTAAATAATCGTATAAATTTTCAACCCCAGTGAGATCTTCTATATAGAAAAGCCTCCTATAATATGAGTTACCGCTACGCATATAAATAACAAAAACGCCTGAAGAAAGAGACTCGGCTGCCCCCTCTACCAACCAAACATTAACGTTTTTATGACTTTCTTTCCATATATTAATAATGGTTTGTATTTCGGTCATTCTGTTCCTCCTTATCTATAGGTTGGTTGCGTAATATTTTCCGTTTTCCATAAGAGACGAATAATGATGCGGTTCCACAATATAAAAACGACTTTCATATCCCATTTTTATTCTCCTTTATAACTTATAGTTGGCTCGTTTACCGTGTAAACTTCATCTTCTTCATCTTCATCGTTATAATTGCAATAATCACAATCTCCAATGCAAAGTCTTCCGTCACACTCTGGTGTCCATCTCCATAAACTTACGCTCATATTCAATCCCTCCTTAAAAACTCCGGTATAATAAACTCCTCCGGCTGTTCTAAATTGATCTTCATTTTTTTGATCTCTCTCAATACGGCTGTCTTTGTGATATGCTCCATACTGTCTATGCTTTTCTCAAGCTTTGCAATCTCTTTTGTAATTAAGGTTTCGTTAATCATTTTTCTCTATCCTTTCTATTACTTCTTCTGCTGTCAACCAGCCTTTGACGCTATCTCCATCCTCTTTGAATACAATGCTACCGAAAATCTCTAACAGCCCTTGCGAATATCCGTATGATCCCCATTGACAAATAGCGTCCCAAATCCTTTTCCCGTCTTTATACACAATAATCTGGTGTTGGTTATGTACATCGTGTTTGTAATCCCTGTCTACCCTTTCGTACACAAAGCCCTTTTCTTTTAAATAAGCTTCCAGTTTATCTAGTTCCTTCATTTGATCTCCTTTCAGTATCTCTTAAAAACTTCCTTATTTCTTCTGTTTTTCATTCGACCAAGTGCTATATCCCTCTTTCTATCTCTCTCAAGTTCATATAGCACTCGGTCTTGCTCTTTCTCCTTGCCTATCCTCTCGTATTCCTCGTTTCTTGCTTTTTCATATACCAGCCACTTTTCACATTTTCCGTGGCATTCAGCAGTTCTGTTTGGGCAATTTATTTGGCAAGGTTGTTTCATATTATTCTCCTAACATCTTAATATTTGATAACTTGAGTCTTAAATTGTCTGGCAATGATAAATTCTGCTTTTTCTCATTTACCACCGCTTCATAGACCATTCTATAATTGGCTCTGTCTGCTGTTTGGTTTGTGCTCATACATAAGTTTTTCCAGCCTAATCTTTTAACCGATTCTCTTGTAGGTTCATCCATTTGTTCGTATGCTTTTGATTCATTGGGTAATCCGTACAGCGAAATAAATCTTGCTACCTGCTTCCAACTCTCGCTCCAGTCTTTTGTGCCTACCATCATATCCGCTACTGTTTCTCTGATATCTGCAATAGTAGGTGGGTATTTGTTTGTTGCAATATATTTCTCGATGCAAGCCGTTGCTAAATCGCAAGGTAAATCTCCTATAAACTTATACCAAGTTTTTACTGCGTATTCGTCTGGTAAAAAATTCGGAGAAGTATAAGCACACTTTAAACCTTTGGCTAATACTTTAAACTCATCAAATGTCATCTATCCACCCTAACCTTTCTTGAGGCTCTGTTTGCCGTTTTGAAGGCCGTTCTTTTAATTCGTAAACTGTTTGCCAACTATGCTCTATTGACTGGTTTAAAACAGCGATTTGGACGCTTGCATCCGATGAAATGGCGTTCAGCTTATTAAATATAATCTTCCACGCTCTCTCCGTCAGCGGTCTTTTGATCGCATTACGCATTTCCCCGAAACATCTTAAGGCTTCTGCCAGTTCCGGATTGCTTGTATAGTTAGTTATTATATCATTAGTACTTTGTTTTTTAGTCTTTGATTTTTTAGTATTTAATTGTCCTTGATTTTCTAGGCCTTGAATTTCAAGGGGTAGAATTTCTGGGTCTTGTTTTTCTGGGTCTTGAATTTCTACCGGTTGTTCGTATATGTCATATATGTATTCGATTCTTCCGCTATCTGTCTTATCCGGCATCTGCTTCGTGATCCGTAAATAGCCTCCTTTCTTTAACTCCTTTAAAGCCGATTCAATAGCCGTCTCATTTTCTTTGTTGATTGCACATAATCCGCTTACGCTGTAGCCCCAATCATCCGGTAACGACAACATTTGGCTTAATAGCCCTTTGGCCTTTAGCGATAGGCTCCTGTCCTTGAAGTGATGATTGGACATTACGGTGTAATCTCGTGTCTTGTTGATCCTTATAATCATTTCGCAAACTCTTTCCTGTATTCTTCTTCCATATCTATTCTTAACTTCCTTATGTCTCCGCTTGCGCCATATACCAGAGGATTCTCCGCTTGTAACTTCTGCCGGCTTCTTCTTATGCTTTCAAAGCTGGGTAAGCCTCGATGTAATTTCATCACTTCAAAGAATGTATTCCTGTCTGTGACTCCGAAGAACCTCCTGTACACTTCTGCTATTAACAGAAAGTCATCGTTTCTGGTGCATGGCATTTCCTGTAATACCAGTGCTACCATATCCTTTGTCTTTTTCAGTTCTGTCATAAATAGTTCCTCCCATATTCTCTTATAAAATCCTCTTCGGTTTTGTTATAAGATGTTATCCAAGCGTTTTCGCAGATCCTCTTCAGCTTTAAATCAGCAGAACGGTTGAAGTGTACTCCTTCGTTGCTCAAATTGTGATGGTGACCACATAAGTAACACCAGCAACCGTCCTTATCCGACTTCTTCCTATTTGATCCTCCGAATATGTGGTGCTTGTGCAGTCCATAAATCGTACCGCAAATATAACATACTTTGTTGTCGCTCATCAGCGATTTACTCACTTCTTCCCCACTCCCTGTTTATCTGTCCTTCTATCAATCGCATTTCCAGTTTGATAGTATTTACGGACTCTTGGTTCGCTTTATAAACTGCTTCTGCTATATCACGGTTAAATCTCGCTTCCGCTACGCTTGGAATTCCATAGCAGGTCTTGTCTATCATACCTATGGCCATTCCTTCGTCACGTAGTTTTAGGCACTCTTGCCTTAACAGTATCTTGTAGTCTTTTTCTGCCTGTGCGTACTTCGTTCCGTTTTCTCTTAACTGTTTGACGCTGTAATCCAACTGCAAAGTTTTTCTCTGCAACTCTTCGTATAACTCCATCGTGATCCTCCTTTAGAACGGAATGTCGAATGGAAGCTCTTCGAACTGCGGTTCTGGTGCTTCCGTCTCCGGTGTTTCTGCCTCCGGCGCTTCTTTTGCTTCCTTCTTCGGCTCTATAAACTCCGCATTCTCAACTATGATATCTGTGGTGTAGACTTTCGTTCCATCTTCCTTCTCGTATGATCCGGTCTGTATCCTGCCTACTATGGCTAATTTATTGCCCTTCTTAACAAACTTCTCTATGTTCTCTGCCTGTTTGCCGAAGGATACGCAGTTTATAAAGTCTGCGCCTTCATTGATCCTGTCTACCGCCAGCGTGAATTTTGCTACGGCTTTCTGCGTATTTGCTGTATACGCTAACTGTGCGTTTTTGGTCATTCTGCCGATAATAAATACTTTATTCATCTTCTCTCCTTTCCGGTCTAAAGAATAATGCATCCTTTTCTACCCACGCTTCGTATGTCCTGCACGATCTGGTGCGTGACATCAGTTCCAGACAAAAGTTGGTGGAGCAAACTCTCATACTACCGTTGCCTGTCGCTCTTACTGTTACGAGGCCGGTCTTATCCGGCTTCAATACGAAGGTGCTTCCAATGCTGTAAAGATTGACTCTCTGTCTATCGTCCCATTTTAATTCGTCCGCTTTTGCTTTTGGTATGTTAAATACATTCTTGGCACTTGCAATCGTGCAATATCCTCTTCTTGCGAACGGCTTCTGTTTGATCTCGATTAACTCAAGCTCTCCCATTAAATCGATTGTATTCATTGCTTTCTCCTTTCCCACTTGAATATTACGTGTTCCTTGCGCTGGGCGTGCTGTGACAGTTCCAACTTCGAAATAACTCTCTTGCCGTTTATATCTTCCGTCTCGAAAGTGCTTACGTATATACCTTTAAGTTCGTTAGGGTCGTTTATGTCGTATCCTTTTCCGTTAGGTTTTGGGTTTGTAGCACAGGGTAGATAAATAAGCGGTGCTGTATATAACTCTCTTCCTATGCCCCAATTAAATCCGGCTCGCTTGAAACTGTCCGAAGCTTCTCCCTTTTCCTTCTCCGTATAGGACTCTGTGCCACAATCCCATTTCCAGATCCACTGGCACTTTCTGTCATCCCAGATCCCGATACCGCAGTACAGATTGCCTTTGATCTCTTTATGATCCCTCTGCCAATTCATTTCCCCGACGCTTTCGTCAAGTATCGCCATATCCACTCTGGCGTTCTTGTACAGGAGAAATGTAACTCCGCTCTTGAATACGCCTCCCACTCTTACTTCGATGTCCTGCGCTTGCAATGTTCTAAAATTCATCTGTTGCTCCTTTCTTCTACATATAAATCGTCTAATACTTCTGTAAACATATCAATTATGTCTGTCATTCTGCCCTGCTTGATGAAATAATTAAAATCAGTCTTCAGCATAGCTCTGGTTTCGCTCTTGCAGTTTTCACAGTAGCAACTTCCCCACGCCTCTTCTCCGCAGATGTCACACGCTACGCTGTCCTTGTAGTCTGTACTGCCACAGTTAGGGCAAGAACGCTGGCTCTCATAGCCGTAGTCCAGTCCGTGATACTCTATTGTAGTCTTCGGTTCTTCAAATACGCATCCGCAATCCATACATTTAAACATCCCAGTCTCCTTTCAATATAACTCCGATAATGTAAAATACCAGCAGGCTTCCTAATAATGATCCTGCTACAAATAGCAATCCTTCCATCTTTTTCCTCCTTCTTATCTTTTGAACAGATACTCGAACGGTGCGTCGGTGCGCATAATGCCTTTTATCTGCTCCATTTCGTTTAACTTCCATTCACGCTGTCCGGCCATTTTGTTATACCAAGTAACCTCAGTTATGCCTAACATCTTGGCCAGCTCCCTTCCGGTCAGTTTTCTGCGTGTCATTTCTGCCTGTAAATTCTGGAACATATAAGCCCTCCTTTCTATGATCTCTACATCAATTATATCACTTTATTTTTATATCGTCAATAATTTATTTGTGGCGGTTTAACCTTCCCACCGCCAAGGTATCTTATTTTATTTCTTAATGTAATACCCGTACACACATCTGGTGCCGTCTCTGGAGCAGTCGTATGTGTCGTGAAGGACTCCATCTATCACGGCGGTGCTGTGCTTCGATACGCTTACCATAACCCTTCCGGCTGGCAATTCATCTTCCTTTAAGTGTACCTTGCACCCCTGTCCGATCTGCATAGTAGGTACCCAAGTCCAACCCAGATACTCCATTATCTTTCTCTCTGTCTTGATGGCCACTCCGTTCCTTGCTGATGATCTGCGAGTATGCCTTTTCGTGATCCTCTCTTTACTGCCAAACTCGTTTATGAGGTCGTAAACCTCTTTGTACGGCTTTTCTGTTACTATAGCTATTGCCCTGCATACACAGTCTCCGGCGAGGCCTTTGTAGCCGGCCTCTGCCCTTCCACCATCGTCAAACTTAAACTTCATTGCTGATCTCCTTTCTATCTTACGAGGGCTTTTAACGCCTCGTACATACTGTTGTATTTTACGCCGTCCACTTCAATATTTGTGAACACCTTGTTTTCCTTCGCCATTTCTGCTTCATAAGCTTCGTTTCTTTCTGCGAGTGTATCGAACTCCCATATCGCTGTTTCATCTTCTTTAGCGAGGTAGTATGTTCTGCCATCGTTTCCGTAGTCGAGTCCGAGTCTGTTCATTATCTTTTCGGCCTGCTTTGCTGTTACCTTCTTAACTCTCATTTCGTTGCTCCTTTCAAAAGCGTGATCTCTATCTTACAATTTGATTGTATCAAATTATTTTTATGTTGTCAACACATTTTTTATATTTTCTTAAAAAATTTTTATAAAAACAACCACCCCTGCGTCCAGAGGTGGCTGTCCCAATGAAGTTATTGATTGAAAGGATTGCAACAAAACAATTTGATTACATCTAAAGTATATCACCGGTTGTCCTTCCGGTCAAGTAAAAATGGCAGATTTTACTCTGCCAATTTTACTAATACTCCTTGATATAATTTGGGATTTAATACATAAAGCGTTGACATAAGTTCGTCCATTACCTCCCATACCTTCTGCTGGTCTTGTCCTTTGATTGTCTTCATAAACTCCGACTCTCCGTATGATCCTACCACTTTTTCCTCTCTTATTTCTTCTTTTGGTTCTCCGTACATATAGTCGTAGAGTGTATAAAAGGTAACTAACTTTTTGCACTTTTCATAGGTGGGAGTAGACTCCTCAAGCTCTTTTATGGCGTTAAGGAGTTCACGCTTCGTTAACATTTATTCCTCCATCTTGTCAAGGGCTTTCTGCAATGCTTGACGAACCTTTGGATCTTCTACCTCATTCATCATTTCGGTCAGTTTCTCCATATCGTCTCCGCTGTACATTCTGCGAGGCCTTCCTCTACCGTCTCTGGCGTAACTTCTGCTGGTATATCTGCCCATGCTGTCTCTTTCTCTGCCTCTACCGCTTCTACGGTTTCCACCGCCTCTGTTACCGCCTCTCTCGTAACTACCGTCCTCATAACTCCAATCATCATATGAGTCTCCATATCCTTCCATAGCCATAATGGTTTCTACGGATTTCAAAGAGTGAGTTAATTTCTGTACGGTATCAAGTGTCCCTGCGGTCAGTTCTCCTTTGCTCGCAATCTTGTCCAGTTCATCGCATAGCATTTCTTTTAAGTCTTCTATGTATCTCATTTCGTCCTCCTATGCTATTCTGTCAATGACTATATTTGCGTTCTGTACGGATATAACAGGTGTAGGTGTTACAGTAGGGTCATCTGTAGTTGCGTCTACATATCTAACCGCTACGCTGAAGCAACATCCTTTAGGTACTGTTATAATCGCTGTACTTGTTACATTGCCGTATTCCTCTACTGCGGCTGGAGTAAATATCGCTCTTGATGTGAGTCTTGGCTCTCCATTTACCGTGATGGCTACCGCTATAGGAGTGAGTTCTCCACCTTCAGGGATAGCAATATTGCCATTAAAAGTGACTTGGTAACGAGCAAAACAACAAGAGGTGACGCCACGCAGAATAAAAATACCTGTCTCATCTTCGTGGTAAACATATCCACGATTGCAAGGTATAGATGCACTAAAGATAATTGGATTATCCAGCGATACATTCTGTACCGCATTTGCAAGATATTCTGCCATATTGTGCCTCCTTTAGAAGTTTCCACCGCATCCGCATCCGCAACCGTTATTATTGCAAGTGAAGATAGGGGTCCTTCCGTATACAGGTGTCGTACCTACGGGGCAAGTATCAAGTCTGTTGTAGATTCCATCAATAACCTGCTGATTCTGTGCAATCTGTGAAGCCTGTCCACGAGCAAATAATACTTCCTGTCTTAACTGTGAGATTTCGTCATTCTTTGCGTCAAGTTCAAGCGAGCAAAGTTTGTCAAGGATAGCCTGTGTTCCCTTTGTCTGCGAGTCAATAATATCTCTCGTGTTCATAAGGGACTGTGTTCTATCTGCACAGTTTTCAGTAGCTATTGTGTACTTGAGGTCTGCTGTCCCAAGTCTGTTCTCACAGCAACAGTCTGCTAACTGGCTCTGGAGTGCAAAGTTGCTCTGCATATTAGCAATCTGTCTTGCGTTTGCTCCCTGTTCTACGCCAGCAAATCCATTCGCAAGTGACATCTGCACATCGGAGCAACAGTTGCATAACTGTGTTGATAAGTTGCCGATACCATCTCTGATAGAAGTGATGTTGTTGTTAATCATCTGGTCTCTAAAACCATCGGAAGTGATTTCTGCCTGATTCATCCAAGGATAGAGGTCATTACCGCCTCCGCCATATCCACCGCCAAAGCCGTTATTGCCCCAGCCAAGCAGAAGTAAAAGGATAATCCAAGCCCAATCTCCACCGAATCCGTTGTTCATTCCATTACCATACATAGGGTAAGGAACTCCACCAGTAGGCTGAACGAGCATAGTTGTGCCCATTCCTTCATCAGTAAGTGCCATTATTTTTCCTCCTGTTTAATTATTTATGTTCTCACCTTCGTACGCCAAGTGATAACATCTGCTGTATCTGCTGTGCCTTCTGCACTGCTTGATTATATTGTGTCTGCGTGATCCGGCCAGAATTAAGCATATTCTGTATCATTGTGTTCGGATCACCTCCCTTGCTCTTTAACTGCTGTAAGCTCTGCATAAAATTGTTCTGGTTAAAGCCGTATCGCTGGAACATAGGATTACTCATTTCTCTTCACCCTTTCTTTCTGGTTCATCTTTTCCTTCAGTTCTTTGATCTCGTTTTTTAATACTTCTATATCGTCTGTTGTTGCAAAATTCATTTTTGTTTCGCCAGATGTCTGTGGTGCTTCGTTACGTATCTTGTAGTCAAGTATCGTTATGGTCGGTACGCCTACTGCGTTGGACGATTTGACGTAAATTGTTTGCGCTTCAGAATCCCACAAAGTCAAGGTAGTGTTAGGCCTTATGTTGTAGCCTTTTGCTCCGGCCTCGCCTTGCACCCACTTCATATCTGTCTCCGGTGCTGGCATCTGTGGCTGTGCCACCTGTGGATAAGTCTGTGGATAATTCATATAATTCTGTGGATAACTCTGTGGATAATAAGGATAAGCCATTTTTAATTCTCCTTCCTAAAGTAATAGATCGGTATTTCGTCACCGCTATCCCAACTGTCGTAATAAACTCCGTCCTGTACACATACTGCGTGTGATCCCGTACCTAAAATGAAGGTGCCTACCGGATTGTCCTGTGCGAAGTCTCGAATCGTGTAGCAGTTCGGGCAAGTATTCGGGATTACCGAACGGTTGAAGCCGTTGTCAATTAAATACGCACTCCATACGGCGTTTGATGCCGGCATATCTTTCATTTCAAAGCCCTTCAAAAACATCTGGGTATAAACATCGTCCCAGCTCTGGTCTGTGGCCTTGCATATAGCACGGATCGTGCAGTCTATGACTCTTTTGCCTTTTGGGTTCGGATTAAAGAACCTATATTCTCCGTTCATATCCAAAGCATAATAAAAAACGCCCTCTATTTCGATGAAATAAAAGGGCGATTTTCGTGCAATTTTTGTGCAATTGGTAAATTGGTCAATGATCTTATAAAAGTCGCTGAAAACAAGAAAAAACCGCCTTTAACAGCGGTTCTTTCGATTTATAAGAGAGGAGGAGAAAAGTCTACTCACGGAAGAGAATAGCCTCGCACTTGTAAACTATGTTTTTGATCTGCCGAACCGACATATCAAACTCCTCCGCAAGTGGCTCATAACAAATACCGTCCAACAACCTCCTCGAAATTATGGCACGGTATTTCTGTTTATGTATTCTTTGTTCAATTAGATATTCAATTTCGTTCCTTGTTAGTGCGTCCCAAGGCTTCATTTCTTCTTTCTTCTTGTTCCTTTGCTCTTCCCCGATTTCTTTCTTCTCACTCTGCGTCTAACTGTCACTCTTTGACCCATCGTTTACCTCGTTGTACGCTCCTACAATGTTGACGCCCAATCCGTCCTGCGTTACAGACGTCTCTTCGCCTACATATTCATACTGATTCCAGAAATACAGCCAAAGTGCGTTTGAAGCAAAGATAACGACCAAGCATATTATAATGATCTGGGTTAGCCTTTTTATCGTTCTTTCGAGTCTTGCTACCTCTGCTTCGTGTGCGATATACGGTACGGTGATTTTCTCTTCCATCTCATTGCTCCTCTCATAACTCGATGTAGTGATTTACCATATCTTGATATACTTTCTTCAACTTATCTATATCATTCCCTGTTACAAGATGATTGATAAGAGTCATTAACGCTTTCCCTTGAACTTTTTGCTCCTCTTCGATTCTGTCAAGGTATTTGTCTAATTCCTCAAGGCGGTCTTTTTCCTTATTGAACCGTTCATCGTGCTCTTTCACTTTTGCTTTTACCTCTTTAAATGGATTTAACGCTGAAACTATTATCTTTACGCCTCCTCCAATAATAGCAAGAGCACCAAACAACTCTAATATTGTTGTGTACGTGATTTCTATACTACTCATAAGTGTGCCGTGGGAGAGGGCTATGGTAATTTTTCTAGGGGTTTCGTGAGATTATTTATAATTATGGAGTTTGATATAACGCCCTCTCCTCTATTTGATTATATTACTTTTCTTCCTCTATGTAAAGAATTAGTTGGCAATCAGTTTGCCATCTTTATCGAATGTGCAAGGCACGTTTCTGTTCCCTACTACCATATGTCCGTCTCCATCAAGATAATACATATTGTTCTTCCAACGTACCCACTTTCCTGCAAGCATCTTGCCTCCACTTCCAAGATAGCACCAACCTTTGGAATCCTTTATCCATTCGTTTTCAGCCATTTCTCCATCGCTCTTAAGGTAGTACCAATTATCTCTCCATTTAATCCATTTGGAAGTAACCATTTTACCATCCGAGCCGAGATAGAACCACTTACCTTTGGAATCCTTTTCCCAACCATTCTTTACTATTGTGCCATCTTTATAGTAATACCAATATCCGTTTTCTTTCTTCCAACCGTTCTTCATAATTTTAGCCGTCCATAATACATCTGGGATACATCCCTTCATACTTCTCTCATAAGAGTGCCATCCATCGTTGTGCCTGTAAGATGAGTCCTTGGTGTAAAGCCAATGCTGCCCGTTTTCGTATTTGAAATCGACAAAGCAGACATAGTGACCTCCAAAAGTCCACACCGTGGAATCTGGTGCTGTGCCTTTACCAAACAGAATGACTCCAACCCTATCGCCTTTTGAGACCTCTTCCCAAAACGATGACATTGTGTAATGCCTCATATGATTGCCTATATACTTATCAAGTCCAGCATCAATGCCAGCCCATTCTGTGCCGTTTCCATTAGTGGCATACTGACGCATAAACCCTATCGTGTCCTTTGGAGTGTAATTCCAATACTTGGATAATTCCATCGCACACATAGTCACAGCACATAATCCGCATCCGTCCGATTTTACAGTCCACGGACTTTTAGGATACGGAAGACTTGCCCATCTAGGGTCTCCTTGGTCAATTATTCTTGGGTTCATTTAACTCCTCCTTATCGTAATTCCTCTTAAGTACCTTAAGAACAATATCAAGGAACGCTACGATAGCCGTAATTGTCCCTACAATTTGTTCTCCATATGGGAATCCCCATATCCCAGCAAGTGCAAAATATAACGCTCCTATTGCTGGTAAAACAAGGTCTGCGATTGCTCTCAAAAAATCATAAGTGCTGTCTGAAATTCTCATCTTATGTCTCCTTTCTATTTCCATTTACCGTTAACTGACAAGTGAACTGTAGTCGGTGTTGATGTCGATACCGCAATCGATACCCTTGCGAGACGGAATCCTACGGACGTGGTATTGACTTCTATATTCGAGCAGAACATCAGCATACTTGACGGATTTGCATTCGCTTCGCCTGATACGATGGTGAATGGTAACGGAACGGTTATCGCATTTGAGTAATTCAGCTGACCCGAAGCGGTGTTCGATGATGGCTGAACTGAAGCCTTGCCCCAACACTTGAAGATTCCGCTTGCCCACTTCTGATACGTCCATATACCATCCGTATTAGTTTCTACAATATAATCGGCCTTTACTGCATTTACTAATTTTGTTAGCACTCCTTTAATCCCGACTCCAAATCTTGAAATTAAAGAAGACCACTCTGGATTATTCAACGCTGATACTAACGGGTCGTTTATATTCTCTGGGTCAACATCAAGCATATACTCTTCCGAGATAACTCCTTCTTCGTCGTCTTCCGCTATACCAAAGAATTTAACAGCCTTTTCTGGCCTGCTGATATGTACGGCCAGACCGCCTTTGGGGAATACTACGGAAGCTGTGGTAGCCACTTCTTCGTTTACGTCCGTTATGGTAATAGTCGCTGTATCGGTATATCCTAAAGCAAATGCTATTGGTAAGCTGTCGTATCTACCGCTTTCATCCGTTGTGGATATATTTAGCGAGATCCCTCCGGAAGCAACAATAGTCGATTCGTGTATCGTTCCATCCGCTCCCTTTCCTGCTTGCCATTGGAATGTAACTTTGATGTAATCTCCAGATTGCTTTTCTTTTCCGTCGGCATCACATCTAATCGCTTTTGCTCCGAATATCTGCGGTGGAATATAAGCGTCGTTCCAAACTGCGTATAATATCGCATCGCTATTGGCTGAATATGTACCCTCCGGCGAATAAACTACGCTTCCGGTTGGTGATGTAGCCCAGCCTGCAAAATTATATCCGCTTCGTGTAGGTATAACCGGCGAAAGGTTTAAGTCTACTCCGTAGGTCTTCGTCTGGTTTGAAGGCGCATTTGATCCTCCGTTTGCATTATACGATACCGTATATGTATTGACTTGCCATTGTGCGTAAAGCGTTACCGACTTATTTACATCGTATGTACCGCTTGGATAATATTTAGTTCCTGTGCCGTCCTTATTTGTAGTCCAATAACGGAAAGTATATCCAGTTCTTGTAGGAGTCTTGCTCGATAAAGTCAGTGGGTACTGGTCTGCCGGCACATTTGGATCGCTATGCCACTTCTTTTGGTTGTCCGGCGCACCACTTCCTCCGTTTGCGTTGTATGATACTGTGTAAGACGTCCAAGCACTTACGGACACGCTTCCGCTTCCTTCCAGATACCCAGATGAAGTTCCGCTTAAATCAAGAGTGCAACTTAGCTCCCAAGTTCTGGCTTTTTCTTTTTTCTTGATCCAGTAATATGCCGAACCGATGAAACTGGTGGAACTTGTGACGTTCACCGAGAAATTAAAAGTTCTGGTAGGATTACTGCTTCCGCTTTCCCATAATTCTGGGTTCTTTCCGGCTTGCGTTCCTGCAATAGTAATGCTACCTGCTGTTGGATTTTTATAAGAGCCGTTGGAGTTATTCAAATATAAGTCTACTCGTACATAAGCCCAAATATCTTGGTTCTTTTCTGTCGTGACGCTTAATGAGATTGATGACATTATGCCCTCCTAATTCCTATACCGCCTCTAAACTCTATTATCTCAAGCTCTCCTATCTTGATAGAATCGTGGATTCTGGCGTTATTGATGTCAATAACGCTTTCATCCTCATCCGTGGTAATGTATGCTACTTCCACATCGTTTTTAACCATTGAGATTCGAGTATTTGTTACCTTTACTTTAGTCTCCCCTAATGCCGTTCCGGTTTGAATCGAAACGGAAGGTTCGTTCTGGTCTATTACTACCGATTTGGATAGCACTTCCAGCCTGTCGTTTATCCCACCTTCTCCGATAATGGATTCTTGTGCCGTGTCTGCGGTAATCTGCGCTGTGTCTGCGGTAATCTGCGCTGTGTCGGCTGTTTGCTTTGCATCTATTGCTTCAGCATTCGCTTTATTGGCTTCTTGCTGTGCGTTTATTGCTACCGTATCATCCGTAGGCGGTTTGGTCGCATTTCCGGTGATCCACGCAGTTCCTCCTGCTACCCTTATCTGGACGATATCTCCTTTTACGCAGTTTATGGTCTTTCTAATCGGTGTTTCGTAGACTCCAGAGGGGATATGCACCCATACCGTATCTCCGTCTACTCTTGTTACTTCTGCCGTTGTGTCGTACGGTTTAGTAGTCTCTTGCGATTTCTTTAACGCCTCTGTAAAGGTGTGTAATAGTTGATCCGTTTTTAGGCTCATTGTCTTACCTCTTCCGTAGTGTCTGCTCCGTATCCCAGATTTATCTTTTGCGAAGTTATAACATACACGCCGTCTAACTGATCGTAGTTGAATTTTACGTAATCTGTTACATATAAGTCTGGAATGTACCTTCTGGTATAAGACGCCTTCTTCGACACTCTCTGGCTCTGTTTAAGCCTCCTGCGAGCATATTCGTACAGGGTCTCGCCTACGTTCAAATTACACGACTGTTCTTCTGCCCAAATCTCACGGCCTCTTTTTGCAATGTCTTCTTCGTCCTTCACGATAACCGAGTCTGCATTCATTACCGCTCGGAACACATTCGGGCTTTGGTACCAGTCGTTTTCTTTCGTGAATACCGGCTCTATGCAGTCGTTATCCAAACCAAAAAGTGCGCTGGGTTCTGTTGCTAAAGGGCAAATATATATTTCTCCCTTTCCGCTTATTTTGATCCTCCAGTTTATGGCCAGCAGAATTTTATTAAGCATCGAAAGATATGTCTCTCCGGCCTCCGCTATGATATGATCCTGTAATACCGGCATATTACTTTCGATTATGGCCGGTGCCGGTGTCGCATATAATAACTCCCTTACTACGCTACTTCCAGACCCAGCCGGTGCGTACCAGCCTCTTTCTAACAGTATGTCGCTTAAAGGCTTTAATACCGAATAACATTCCCAAGTATTTGACATTATTCTGCCGTTGTTATCCGTCTTCGGGCTTGTGGCCAGTCCGGTGAATATTGCCGTATGAGTCAATTCGCCGTTTTGCTCTGCGTCCATCCAGACTCGAATCCATTTTTCCTCTTCTAACTTTATATCAGTTTGAATGTCTGCGGATTCTTTTAATTCGCTGGTTGATCTTGAAACAGTACCGCCTTTTATTTCAAGGCGGTCTTTGTCTCTCCAAGTTACTCTGTCAACAAAACTGGCATAATATCGTGCTTCCAGTCCTTTACTCCAGTCCATATTATCCTCCTACGACAATAGCATCATAGCCTTGGCCTTCTACCCTCGTGATCGTCAGCGAAAACTCATTTATCATTCCGTGCCTTTCGTGGTTCTTTGTCTCGCTTACATCTACATTAGCGTGGTATGAGGAGCCGTCTGCGGTTCTTACATTGCATATACCTGCAAATTCCGCAAGCCGTCTTAACGCCTTTACGGTATCCGGTTCCAAACTATTTAATGTAATCGCCGATACATTACCGCTTCTCGATATTGTGGGATTCCAGTCTCCTTGTATTGATCCTCCCAGATACTTCTTTTCTACGAAGTCTTTCTTCCATTCGTTATTGGTGTCCACGTTGTAGTACAGTTCTACTCTATCTGTGCCAAAGTCTATAATGGTTTTGTCGTATTTAAATCCCGAATTTAGGTCTTTCCACGCCGGTGTACCGTCTTCCGTGAAATAATCTCCGTTTGCCGTTCTTAATACGACTCTATAGCCTCCGTTTATCGCTGGATAAGGGTCTAAATAGGTCTGCCCAAATTCGCCTCCTTGTAGGATCAGTTCGGGCTTGTCTATGCTTAATCTGTAAATATCGCACACATCGCCTTGCTGTACGTCTGCTACTTCCGGTTTTATCATTGCGACTACGCCTTGCGAGAACACGCTTGCATACGGTTTCACGGCTTGGTGAGTCCAATGTACTTCAAACTCCAATTCTGTTTTTGACGACTGGCCTATTCCGTCTTGTACCGTAGCGACTATCTTGTACTTTGCTCCATCGTCCAGCATTCCTTCGAGGTCTGCCAAATCTATGGACATCTCTTCGTCTCCGGTCTGCTGTTTCATACATACCAGTTCGTCCTCGTAGCCTTGATGTATGTCTTCGTCCGGTCTCATTATAGCATAGGATTCTGCTCTAACGATTTCTACAGTAGTTACGTCGCTCGTTCCTGCGCCTGTTACAGTTACCGTTAATGGAAGCTCCGTCAATGCCAACACTTGTCTTCCTCCTACTGTGGTAGAAACTAATGATGTATTGGCGATTACTGCGGATAACTCCGGTGCTACTGTAACATAGAACGTGTCGCTGTAATCCGAGAACATTCCAGAGGCGGATTTAACTCGTAATTTGAGGTCGTATGATCCTTCACTCCAGCCTTTATCCTGTGCGTAAATTTTGATATGCTTTTCTGTTAAAGAATGTGCTATGATTTGCCCACTGCTTACTAATTCTGCATACGCTTGCTCGCTTCCGTCTGTAGGCGAATAGTTCCAAGATATTACTACGCTTCCGTCCTTTGCTATCGTGGAAGCGCTCAAATTAATCATTGGCTGGGTAGGTGCTGTACTCATAATAAAGTCTATTGTATCGGAATACGGACTGTAGTCCTCTCCCGACTTAAATCTGGCTTTAAGGTAGTACCGCTTGCCTGTTTCAAGGCCTTTTATAAGCCAATTCACGGCGTATCCGTTTACTTCGAATGTATCCGGCTTTGCATTACTCTGCCAAGCGTCTTCGTCTTGCGACCACGATATTTCTATGCCATCCGCTTTATTCCAAGTCCAGTCCCACGATACCCTTATATCGTTTCCGTTTAGCACTTCCGCTTCCAGCCCTTCCGGTGCTTTCGGCGTATTGCCTTGTGTCGACACCGCTTCGGAAACCATTTCTGCAAAGACTGTGTAAACACTAACGCCCTCGCTATTGGTGATCCCGTTATAAGTGCCTACATAGGCCTGTACTTCTATGGTGTATTCCTCGTTTTCCAGCCTCTCCGGTATCGTTACTATCGCTTGGCTTGCAGATGTGGGTATGATCCCTATAATAACGCCTTTTGTGTATCTAACTGTGCTTTTGTATATAATGCCGAGGAACTGTCTCTTTACTGTAATATCCGAGCCGTTGTATACACAAGCTGTCGAGTTATTGGTCGCTTTTACTGTCGCTGTGTTTTCGTTGACGCTGACGTTCAATCCCGAAGGTGTTGCCAGTTTCCCCTTCCGCACTAACACTATGTCGCTGTATGCGTTTCTGGTGTCGTGCGTCGTCATTACTCTTGCGAATAAACACTGATCGTCTTCCAGCCCTCCGGATATATTGACTGATGCGCTGTCGTTACCGCTTGTGTCCATTGCTGTTATGGCTGTCTGCCAAGAAGGGTTAGCCGGTGGTTCTATATCTGCAATTGGAATCGCTTTAGCGTACTGTACCGCTACCTCGTCTATTGGCCGTGACTCTATTGCTAATGCTTTCCAAGTCATATCCAAAATAAATCCCGACGAGTGCAGTCTTGCGTCCGCTCCTATAACTACTGCGCTGGAAGGGTCTGCGTAGACGTGCTTCGTGTACACCCACTCCGAATCGCCTCCACATCCTCTGGATCGTATCCTAAACCATCTGGTATGTGATCCGTAAGATATTACTGAACTGTCTTCGGTAATGCTTTTGCTGTAATTAGTGGCAGAACCGCTTCCACTCTCCCAACCGTCTACGCCTCTCGTCCAATTAAGGTTCTTTCCTTGCGCTTCGTCGCTTTCGTGTACCAGTATTGACTGCCATTCGTACTTCGTAAATATATTCCTGCTGGTGTTGTCTGCGTCTATGCTGAATGTAGCCTTAAATACGTTCGAACTTGTTAATGTACTTGTTACCGATGGTGCTGGCGGTTTATTGACTGTCTGGTATAAATATGTATCGCTCGACCAGTCGTATCCGCTTTTCTTGCCTCTTACGCAAAACTGTATCCCTAATAATTTTTTATCCGTATTCGGATGGTATTTAGAATACATATTGCTGATCGTAAAAGTAATTGACCTGTCGTTTGGCAATACCGAAAGTTCTACCCAAGATGTATATTTGCCTTCGTCAAGTCTATACCAGAATCTCTGCCCTCCATCGTAGTTCGTGTCTCCGGCTTTCCAACTACAAGTGAAGCTGTTATCTTTCCTTGACAAACTTAATCCAGTTGGTGCTTTAGTTTTAGCCATTAGCCCATCCTCATATCCATTCTTAACTGATGAACAAATCTATCTGCATAGTCCTCCGGATCTTCCGCTCCGTTGACTGTCATATAGTTGTTTATTACTAAACTCCTTGTCGCTTCTCTACCGTCCTTCGGCGCTTTTAAATTCAATTCGTAATTGCCGTCATATTCCGGTAATAAGGAGTCTAAACTTCTCTGGATGAGGTCTTCTCCGTTTTCAAGTCCTTGTGCAAGTCCTTTTACTATGTTTCCACCGATAACATCCCTTGCCCACTTTGAAGGTGATGCTATTCCAAAAAGGCTCTTTATGAAGGATTTGACGTTTCCAATCCACCCAGAAATAAGGTTTTTGATCCATTGCAGATTTCCTGCTATGCCGTTCCAAAGGCCTCTTACTATGTCCGCTCCTATGGATGCCATTCCGGCTATGCCGTTTCTAATTACCTGCGGTATCTGGCTTATAAAGTTCGCAACTTTCGTCTTGAATGATCCCCACATATTACTCACACCTTCGGAAAGTTTTGATACTATTTGTGATCCTGCGCTAAATACCGAACCCAGCACGCCTATAATGGCTTGTACAAACTGCGATATAATATAAGGTGCTTGTTTTATTAATTCTGGCAATGCGGTTATAAGCCCGTTTACCAAAGACACTAATATTTTGCCTCCGCTTTCTGCTATCTTCGGTAAGTTTTCTGCTAAAGCCGTAACCAAGGATACAATAATATCCGGTGCTTTTTCCAGCAACTGCGGTATTGACTCGCCAATTCCTTCTATTACGCTTATTACGATGTCCGTTCCTATGCCGATGATGTCCGGTAACTTATTGACAAGCTGGGTAATTAGGTCAGTTATTAGTTTCGTTCCTTCTCGGAACAACTGTGGTGCGCTCTCCAAAATCGCTTTTGAAAGTCCGGCCACTATCTTTCCACCCATTTCCATTACCTGCGGTAATTTGTCGTTGACGCCTTGTATGATACCGTCTATGCCTTCAATGATCTTGTCAGCACCCGAAATATCGCCTGTGAACACCAAAGCCAAGCCATCGGTAACTTGGGTCAATGATGGCAAAAAATCGCCCATAAGGCGGTTTTTTAGGCCGTTCATAGTCATTTCCATTGTGGTTAACGAGTCTTGGAATTCGGCTGAAGCTTTTACAGCAGATTCCGGCATAACCATACCGTATTTTTCTGCCATTTCCATCTGCTCTTCGATGGCTTCTGTGCCTTGATTAAGAAGAGGCCCTAATTCAGTTCCGGTTCTTCCTAACAGTTTTGTAGCAAGGACGGCTCTTTCTGTGCCGGATTCCATACCGGACAGGCCTTTAATGGTTTTTTCAAAAAGTTCTTCTTGCGAGAGGTTTGCAACCTCCTCTTGACTAATTCCTAATTTCTGGAAGTCTTCGGAGTTGGCTTCTGCCTGTTGGGACAGCGTTTTCATTCCCATCTTCAATGAGTCTACGCTGGTTCCAGCCCTCTGCATAACATAATCCCACTTCTGGTACGCTTCTGCGCTTATGCCGATTTTCTGTGACATTTTGTCAACATTATCGCCATATTCTGCGGTCTTCTTTGCGCTGTTCGTGAATGCTACGCCTAAAGCGGTAACACCGGCTGTAAATCCTGCTATTACCGAAGCACCTTTAGCAATAAATCCTCCTGCTTTTTCACCAAACGCCTTCGCTTTACTTCCGGCACTGTTTAATTGCGACTCGTAATCGCTTGTATCTAGTTTTAACGTGGCTACTAAATCAAATAGATTCATTTTTTACTCCGTTCAGCCTTGTTATAAAATATTGTTTGATTTCTTCGGCTGTACGCTCTTCCTCCGGCTTCTGGTCTATGATCTCGCTGAATGATCTTGTTATCTGCGTTCCTACTCCGTAAACCTCTGCCAGATTATTTACGGTGTGCATAGTCGTGGTTGCTATATAATTTCTGTAAGCATCTTCTATGCGTTGCTGTTTGAGTTTTGCCCTATAATAGCAAAGAAACGGCGTTATACTTCGCCGTCCTCTGTACTCTCCGTAGCAGATCCAGAAGATGTCTGCTCCATGGTCTGCTCCTGCGAGAAAAAAAGACTACTCAACTCCGGATCACTTGCTATATCCATTACCAGATGTATTAACTTCGTTGGCGTTGCTTCTTCTCTCTTTTCTCTTGTTAGTGGTTCGTACATATCCAGCACTTCGTCTGGGAATTTCTTAAGTATGTACGATACGAGTTTCATTATCGGCGTTCCCTTTGTGTGTACCAGATTCTTGAATCCTTCGTCACTAACAATTGTCGATACCGGCAACATAATGTCTGCTAATACTTCTACAGCGTCATTGCCCTTAAAATCCGTTAATTTCACCTTTTCACTCCTCCCTTATATTTAACCTTCTACGGAATAAAATTCCATAGGCATTGTATCCTGTGCAGAACTGGAAACATGACCTGTAAATTCAAGAGATACCTGTCCTTTTCCGTTTTTCGTAGTCTGGAGAGTAAAGCCTCCTGTAGATAAAGCATTAATCAATTTAATAGCAAGGAATCCACCGTCTGCTCTATCACCTACCCACCAAAGGTCTGTGAAGTCAGTCTGCCTTAAATCTCTTCTCGGAGTAATTTTGGTAGTATCCGTGCCATCAATATCTCCTGCTCCTAATGACCTTTTAATAAGTGTAGGGCTTGTTCCAAGTGCAGTTGTAGACATCTTACAATCCCAGCCTGTGAGTTTTTTAAACTCCTTAAGGTTTACTGGAGCGTTATCTACATCTTCCGCTATGTCTTCATATGTCGGAACGCAAGATGCATTTATACCGCCTGTTGTAGCACATACAATGTTTGCATCTGTTACTGTAGGCTGTGCAGGGTTGAATGATGTTAACAGAATACCTGCATCTAACTGCATTTCTTCAAATGCGTCCTGTGAAATTTTAGTATATAATCCCATAGTGTCTCCTTTAATTTTCTGTTAAAAATTCTACTAATACGCTTATAAGAATACGCCTTACGTCCGAATCGTCTGGATCGTTAAGCCTCTGGGCGAATATGTTGCCTCGTTTTACTACCATGTAGCCTCCTTCTATCGCCTTGATGTAATAACTGTAGCTAATCCTTTCGCTTATTTGATCCGCTTTTTTATTGATCGCTTCCCAGCTACTGTCTCTGTACCAAATTGAAGCTGTCATTGGTACGTCTATCCCTATTGCGTCTGTAGAGGCTTCAAATGTAATATAAGGCATACCTACGCCATCGGGTACGGTGTACTCGTCATAGGCCGGTATGCCAAAACTATTCCAAAACGTATTAATTGCTTGCGATTTGTCCATTTAAGATGTACTCCTCTGCTGTTACTTGCCTCATATTAAGTGTAGCACTCTGCGGTGTAAATTTATCGTCTCCGTCAGAAGTAACTCTGAATATCTTTCCGTCTCTCAATCTCTTGAAAACATCGTGATATTCAAACACAAGATTTCTCCTTGTGGTCACTGTATAAAGTGAAGTTACTCCTGCTTGCTCTGCCGTTCTTGCTTCCATAGAAGTATCAAATGTTATAGCCGCATCAAATGTGAAGCCTTCTTTCCATACAGTTGTATAACCGCCATAGCCATCATTCTGTGTGGTCTTATCAAGTTTTACGCACGCTTCCATTCCTGCGTCTAATAAACTCATTTGAATTTTCTCCATTTGTTTAATCTGTTTGCAAAAACACCTTGCCACGAAGCCGATGATGTATCTCCGCTTGCTCCTTTGGTATAGGAGTAACCGCCAAAAGACTCTGATGTATACGGTGACAAAGCCTGACCGTCCAGAGTGAGATATTTCTGTTTCCAAGCGTCTATTTCAGCATTCAGGGCTATGACCTCTGCTGGTACTGCCATAGCCCATAAACCGCCGTGATAAACTTCGTCTTTCAGTTGCCTCTGCGGATACTGATAGACTCCATCGTTAAATACGCTCCCAACTATGCGGAAATACTGACCATCTTCCAGCAACTCTGTCTGAACATTGCCGTCTACGATTGCTACATCACCGATATATCTCGCATATTCGAAGAAGTTATTCAGTTCCAGACATAATTCGTAAAGCATATCCTACTCCTTTAGTGTTCTGTTGTTGTGGGTGTTGTGATAGTTCCCTTTACAACTCCCTGTGCATACTCTACAAGGAACTGGATTCCAGCCATAGCCATCATTTCTACCTGTGCTCTTTCATCGGTCTGCTTTGCGTGCGCTCCGATGTAGCCAGTTTCATCTGTAGTAAGGTTGAATGCATAAGCAAGGTCTCCGCTCATTGTCAGATAGTACATAACAATGTTGTCCTTTGCAGTTGAAACTACTGTGCCCTTTGTTACCTGTGAAGAAAGAATAACTGTACCAAGACCGAGGAAGTCTTCAATATAAGTCATTCCGAATGCAGTCTGGGTGCTAATTGTTGCTGTAGCAAGATAATCTGCAATATCAAGGGGATTTACAAAGTGTACGGGAGCGATAGCATCGTCCTCAAAAAGTACCTGTAACTGTCCCCAAGTCTGTGCAAGTACAGCCTGTAAATTTGCTCCAGTTACTGGTGTTGAGCCTGTAATAGTTCCGTTAAGGAAAGAGAACAGGTCTGTTCTAATGGTTTTCTGAATATCGCTTACCATTTTAGCGTCTGTCTCATTGACTGCTTCCTGATAGCCTGACTTCTGAATCGCTTCTGCAGTTGTTCCCTTTCTCCACTTCTTAAGAGTAAGTTCGCCAAAAGGCTGTTTGTTTCTCTGATACTGGGAAAGAGGAATAATTTCTCCTTCGGGTACTACTCCGCTCTGGAGTGTGCCTGTGGTGGTGTAGTAGTACATTGTTGTACCTTCCTGCATAGCAATCTTCCTTGTTACTCCGAGTGCCTCGATGAGTTTAGGAAGGAAGTTATGTGTGAACTGAAGAACGAAGTCAACTTCTCTGACCTTGCTCATCTGTGCCGCTTTGATTACATTGGTTTCTGCTGCTGTTGTTACGTTACTTGCCATTATGTGTGTCTCCTTTTAAAATCCGAATTGTTCATGATGTTCCGCTATCGCTTTCTGTCTTTCTATAGGGTCTTTGATAGCATAAATCTGTTCTTTTGATAAGGTTACGCCACTTCCTTTAGGCGGTGTTTTAGTGGACTCGCCTTCGGTCTTTGTCTTGACTATGAAATCAGCCCACTCTTCTTTAATACTGTCCGTTACTTTGTCAGCGTCCTTTATGTTTTCTCCATCAAGTTCTAAATCATCAAGTTTAGTCACAGAGAGAATCTTGTCAATGAGTTTTTCGCTCACGCCAGCCTCGGATAAAAGAGTCTTATAAGCAGAAGCCTTCTTTGCAGTAGTTTCTTTGCTCTGAATATCTTTCTTGTATTCGTCAAACTCCTGCTTGATTGCTTCGTACTTGACTTTATAAGAATCGTCCTTGCTGGAAGTTTTCTTTAATTCGTCAAGTTCTGATTTTACTGAAGAATAAGCCTGTGCGTCTGCTTTGTACTTGTTGACTTCTTCTTTTAATCCGTCTACTGTTTCACTGTGTGCTGTGATGATTTCGTCGATTTTGTCTGCTTCAATTCCCAGAGCAGATAAAAACTTTCTTGTAAGAGCCATTGTTCCTCCTTTTCTTCGTAGGCAGTTCTTTGCCATTCGGTCATTAAATATTATATCAGTATTGGTTTTGGTTGTAAAGCCTATTTTGAGGCCTTAAATCGCCGTTTTCAGCGCTTTTTATCATTGTTTTAGATATTTGGTCAATATCTCTTTATAGTTCGCTAAATTCGCTCTTAATTTCGGTAGCATAAACGGTCTGGCCGTCATTTTAGATGTCCCAAATTCTATGTATTTGGCGTATGTGACGTTGGTGCCTATGTACAGCGTTGGTTCTTTGTCTGCCGGTGCTGTGCCGGTATATGATCCGCTTGTATCGCCTTTGTCTGCGCTGTATGATCCGTCTACCGGTGCTTCTCCGCTTAAGGCGAATGTAATGGAGTTCTTCATTAGTCCGGTGTCTACTGGTATCGGGTCTCTTGTTACATCGGTTACCGCTTGATACCCTACTGCCTCTAATGCCAGCTTTACTTGCTCCGTTAACGCCTCTATTATGATCTTGCTGTTATCGTTTTCAATCTTCATTCTACTTCGTATCCAAGTCTGCAACGGCAGTTATAAACTTCCGATGGGTCTCCGTCAAAATCCTGTGGGTACATAAGGCCGTTGGAGAACGGTTCGTCAAACTCCACTACTTCTCCGTTTATCTCTACGTGGCTCTCTCTGGTGCGGTCATCGATATGCGCTATCCATACCTTCTTCATTTTAATGCCACGTTCTATTGCGTCCAGTCCGGCTTCGAATCTCCCTGCGTTATGCGAGTGGTTTATCATCGTCCTTGCATTTCTTACGGCCGATGTCCTATTCATCCCTACTGCTCTGCTTAACCTTTTGGACAGATCCGGTACGGATTCTCCTTTGATTGCGCTCTGTAATAGTGCTGATCTCATACGCCTTTCGTTCCATTTTAAGTCTTTTGGTATGTCTACTCTGGGTGCTGGTAACAGTTTACCGCCTTTTAGGATATGCTCTATGGCTTTCCGATCCGCAAGGCTCATATTCAATGCGTATTTGACATTAAACTCGTTTACCCAGCCGTTGTACCCTATCTTGTACGCCTCCGGCATAAACCGCTTTATAATATCTGCGGATTTTGCATTGGAGTCCGTGGCAAGTCTGCATAGCCTTTTTATTAGCAAGGCCGAAGAAGCTGAATATAATAAATACTTTTTTCGCCATTTTTTATACTCATCTTCCTCCAGCTTCTCCTTTTGCTTTTCGTCTATGTCGTCAAACTCTGCCAAATACGCATCGATTTTTTTCTTTGTGGCCGTGTCAAGCTTCCTGTACTCCGCTTTCAGTTTCCAGTCCAGTTGTTTCAGCAGTTGTTGCTCTGTCATAGTTCAGTAACCTATCTTCTACTAATCCCGATAACACTTCTTCTGTCTTATCCGCATCGCCTAATAACTCAAGTATCTTCTTTGCAATATATTCATCATTCAAATACTGGGCTGATGCTATAACTGTTTCTATTTCTTCCTGCGTATTAACGATTTTAGACCTTGTGTAAGTAGGCGTGTCATCTATACCAACAATCGCAAGAATTTTCTCAATAAATTCGGTTACCTGATATTCCAAATCGTCAGCCTTTGAATTTATAGGCTCGTATGCGGCTTTGATTTGAGTTGCTGTTACCGCACCGTCTGCAATATTCTTCACATCAAGCGCCATAGCGTCTTCATATAAGTCTGCTCTGATTCTATCAAGCAACTTTTCTCTGCCCTCAATAGGTGGATTGATTGAATGAGGTTCTGCTGTCACATTGTCATCTGTGAACGCTCCGTGCAGTTCTTTAATTCTACGTAAGAATTGCGATAAATCTACATCGTCCATACCGCCAGCATTATTGAGTGTCCAATAAACGATTGAAGCCTCGTCAATGGTATTGCAGAAACCACTTTTAATAAGGTCATAAGCGTCTATGTTTTCCCTCAAGCCTACTATTGTTGATTGGTGAGTGTCATCACACCAAAGCGGAATAATAGGAAATGAATTATAGTTTTCGCCTTCCGCTATTTCCTCACCACCATTTTCCGTGTACTTGATATTCAAAACGTAAGGTCTCTTGTCATTTATTATAAAACCTTTTCCGTTCTCCCACCTGTATTCTGTAAATCCGTCTTCTTCATAGAATACTGCTCTTAATGGTTTACTTGCTTCTAACTGCCAGAACCTAACTCCTGCTCTAATCTTTCCAGTATCTTCATCTACCAAGGGTGCAAATTCTGTAACAGGAAATACTTCAAGATGGTCTAAATTCCAATAACCGAAACATACTGCTCCTATTAGTGCGTTTTTAGTGGCTTTCATTACTTTTTTCTCAAAATCATCACCAAGTTTTTCTTTGGTGGATTCTTCTTCGAATGAAATACCATTACCTAAAAGATACTGTACTAACTGTGTAGTAAATCTACCGTAGAAGTTTGAGGCAAGTTTATAATTTGCCGAATACACATCTGGAACAATCTCGCCTGTAAACTTTGTAAGGAATTTCTGATACTCAAGAATAGTGCGATTTTTCTTGCAAAAATAATCCTCTGCTATTTGTGCGGTTTTGTAAAGGTCTGTGGTAGTGTGCCAGTTTATAACAGACTTCACAAAATCCATTCTTTTCTGTTCGTTCTCCCCTACCTCAAGTAAATCTTGGTAAGTCTTCATTCTGCTCTCCTTTATGCTTCTATAATAGTCTATGTGTTGACATATCCATAATAATTACTACCTCTTGAACGCACCTCATTATTTTCATTTCATTAGTGTGCTTTGCTTATTTTAAGCATAAAATGGTGATATGCCATCTGGCCAGTCTAATGTGTATACTTCAACTGTATATGTTCCATTTATTGTCAACGAGCTGGATGTATTGTATCTTTGATGAAGATTTAACTTTCCACTGGATGTTAAATTGTAAACATACACACCATATCCATTTGCACCGCTATACAGACTGGATTGAAACATATTTGAATTGTTATATCTTATTACATATCTCGCTATAAAAGTTGTTACAGTACCAGTTCCACCATTTGCAGGATTCGGATTGATGATAAAATTATCTGTTCCATAGAAATAACCCGCCCTTTTTCCTGCTTTATCACGAATCCTAACATAAAGGATTTTAGATGATGTGTATATCCCCGATAAAATAATTGCTTTTGTGGAAGAATCAGACGTTGATGTTGTACTTACTGTTAATTCCTCACTATGCATCAATGTCCATGGTGATGCTCCACCTCCACCGCCAGAATTTGTCCCCTCGGTCTTGACTCCATCTTTTCCATAGAAATATTTTCCGCTTGCAACATCACTGGCAGTGGCGGTTGTGTCCGATATGTCAATCAATGTATTTTGCCCATACATCACTTTATTGATTGCCATGTTCTCACCTCTATCCTATTGTGACAGTTGTGCCATAAGTGTTTGGTGTTTCAGTGTAGGGAATCGCATTGACTGTGACTTGTGATAAATAGTCATATCCAGTGTCTGGCAGGATAGTCTGTGATGATGTGGATGGTGTTGCGGTCTTGGACTGTACTGTCACCGCCTCGCCAGAATATTCGCCCTCGACTCCAAGAATTTCGATTCCTGCTTTTATGTTGGCAGGGATGATTTTGGCTTTTTCAGTCGCATCAATGCCAACCTTTCCAGAGCCATCATGATATCCCTGCTGAATGGAATACTCTCCAGCCTTTGTCGCTATCGTGCCACTCGCACCGCCTCTGTTGGGCATCTCGCCTGTGACCTTATTCTTGTTCACATATGCGATTCGCCCCGCAAGGATTTCCCCTGCAAGAGCATTGGCATCCGTTGTGTCGGAATCCTTGGTGTTTGTTCCCTCGGTCTTTACACCGTCTCTGCCATAGAAATATTTTCCGCTTGCGACATCGCTTGCTACTGCTGTGGTATCGGTTAAGTCAATCAGCACATTACCGCCATAGATTATCTTATTTTTTGCCATTTCTTTAATTACCTCCGATAATCAATTCACTTTCATCTGCAATGTAAACTGTTAATCCGCTTTCGTTCGATGTTTCATAGTAAGGGATTTTATTTACAGTCACATCATCTGCCATCAATTTCTCTCTAGTCTCCAATATGGTTTCATTGTGTGCTTTTGGCGTAACTACATATTCGCCATCGTATACATCATATCTTTCTCCGCTTATAACGATGGTTTCATCAATAGTGAAGTTTATTTCTGGCTCTTCAAATGTAAATATAAATGTTTCGTCACGCTGTGCTAATTCAAAAGGATATTCAATCTGCATACAGCACCTCATTCTTTAGATTGTTTTCTGTATTGATAACAAACTTGTTTGAACTTGCTCTTTTTTCCTTCAAGCCGTCTTGGTAAATCCAATTCAACTGTACTTTGACTTTGCTTGTCGGAAACCGCAATGTTTCATTTTGTGTCAAATACACCTGCACCGTATGCTCTGTTACCGTGACATCGTTGCCTGTTTTGGTCAAAATCTCCCTTTCGTCTGGTGTGGAAAATGTTACCCAAACTTGCGTCGCTAATGTCATATCCAGCCCATCTGGTGCTATAAAAGTGTATGTCGGTGTAACGCCTCTAAACATCAATGCCTCCTTTTTACAATGCGTTTAGTCTTGACCCAATAACGGAGTGCGTCCATATCGTGGTCATCTATCTTTATCGGTCTTTCTCTTCCTTCATCATTATCCCATACATAACCTGCTATTTCTTTCCAGAAATATTCAAGGTTAGGGTCTATCTTTACCAAGCCTTTTTGCAAGGCTGTTGCGGTCTCTCTTATCCCATCTTCTACATCGTTGTCTGCGTCTCTTACTTTGTACCTGCTTCGCCTACGCAGTGTTGCTTTCATTGATGCCGCAGATGGGTCTATAATCACTTCTATCTTCTGGCCGTATTGTAACACAATGTCGTCCGTAAGTAAATCTAAATCGTCAGCGTAGTCTTCGTCGGTTTTCTGGCGTCCTTCTTTTCGCCCAGAATAGTAGTAGTTTTTATATGCGTACCATACGCCATCGTATTTACCCCATAAAATCGCCGCAAAAGCGTTTTGTGTGCCATAGTCAATAGATAGCCCTATTTCCGTATAAAAGTCTTTCTCTCCATTTGTTTTTACCTTAAAATCAGGTGTCCCTTTGGCTTCTTCATACATAGGGTAAATAAGACCCTCTGCAATACATCTTTCGCCTAAAATGTCCCTGCGATACCATATTGAGCCTTCTACATACTGGCTTGCTATTTCTTCCTGTCGTTCTTTCGTGATCGACAGATTATCGGCCATTGTAAAGTGCTGGTACTGGTAACCGCCTTTGTACTGATCTTTGTAAAGGTCTATGTAATTCTCGTAAATAGGGTCTGCTGGGCTTGAAGGGTTTAAGTCCCATAATACTAAAGGCTGGTTGGAGGCTACTTGACGACCAAAAGCAACTTTGATAAACGAACTGCGTGAGTCCTCACAGTCATAATGCTCGTTTATCTCCGTTGCTATCCATAATCCGTATGAGTTTCCTAATATCTTCTTATAGCTGTCTGCTTTGCCTCCTCCGGCAAAAATAACAATCTTTTCTCCGGTCTTTGTTTGTATTATGAGGGCTTCATTCCCTTTGTATTGTCCCCATCTGCACCGGCCTTTGAAAAGGTTTTCCAGCCCGTAGCCGTTGCAAGCTCCGATGTTTAGTTTGGCGTTTCCGATTGTTGATCCGCTTGCGAGGTGTATTTTGTCTGTGCAGGTCTCAAGATACATAGAGGCTATTATACAGTGGTCTATGGTCTTTCCGCTTCTAATAGCCCCTTCTGCCACATTCATTTTGTTGTTTAAGGCGTTTTTTATGTATGCTTTATGCTTTTGTGAAAATGGTTTCCAATCAATTGTCTGCATTTAGCAACTCCGCAAGAGGCGTGAGATCCTCTATCGCTGTTATTGTCTGTTCTATGGTGTCTTTCTGTCCTAAATAGTTCTTGCCTAAAAATATGGCCATTGCTGGGCTTTTCTCTGCCAGTTTAAACTGCGTACGCCTTAAACTGATTTTGCCGTAGCTCCCGAATGTTTTATATATCTCCGCAAAAGTCTTTTCGTACTCTCTCTTGCAGAATCTCTCTACGGTGTCTACTGAACAGCCAAAGAATCCGGCTATCTCTTCCTCTGTACACATTATGCTACATAGTTTCTCAAACTGCGTCTTATCTATCTCTATCCTCGGACGTCCTGTTTTCTTTCCCACTTATTTGCACTCCTTTGTACTTGTATACGATGTCACCGTTTTCGTCTTTGTGATCCGGTACTAATATTCCTCCGTACGCTCTTGCTGGGCTGGATGGGTTCTTCGGCTTATTCCAGTTGTTGTGTAAATAATCTGCCATACTCATCCTTAACCTTAATGCCCTTGCTTGATTAGTGCCGGTATTGTATGAAGTCGCTTCTACCCAATTAAATCCGAACATTTCTTCTATGTATGGGCTTATGTCGCTCCATCTTACTTCTCCCTTTTCTCTCGCTATAATAACAGCCTGCCCTATGTGTCCTCTGTGGCTGTTAAACTCCGGTGGCACTCCGCAACAATTGCAAGCGTCGTTGTAATCTCTGCATTGTGCGTCGCTCGAATGGAATCTCATCCCTAATTCGTGGCAATACTCGCTCATTTCCTTTATGGTCGGTATCTTAATAGCCCTTGAGAGCCTCTTATAGCCGTTCTGGTGGCTGTTTTTCATATAGAATGAGTGAATGTCGTATCCGGCTATTTCGGACATCTCTTTGTAGCGTTTTTTGAGGTTCTGGTCTGCTCTGCTTTCCATACAGAAGAACTCCGTAGTTACGCTGTCTGCTCCTGCTTCTTTCGCTCTCTTTATAAGCTCTCTCCAATCGTCACTTACGCCTATTATGTATGGCCTTAACCTTAAAGTGACATGTATGCCTATGTCCGTTAGTCTTTTGATCGCTTTCAGCCTCTCTGTGGAACTGTCTACGCCCTTCTCCATTCTTCTGGCCTTTTCGTCGTCATTGGTTATGATCGATATTTTTACGTGCCAGTTATGTGCGTGCTTCTTAAACAGATCCATATATCTGTCGTCCTTCGTCCACCACGTCGCTTTGGTGCTTAATGACAGGGGATAGTCTATCTTGTCAAAGTATTTGAGCAATTCCAGCGTTATGCCGTGTTTCCTCTCGTACTCATCAAATTCGTCTGCCATTCCTCCCCACTGCATTACCTTCCTTGCCTGTATGTATGGGAAGAACTGTCTCTCGTTCTTATTTACTGCGTCTTCGTCGTATGCGAATGCGCTCTCAAACAGTTTCTCCACCTTCTCCGGATTTACGCATCTTACGTCGCCTATCTTGTAGTCCGTTAAGGTGTGCGCTTTCTGAAAATAAGCGAAACAGTAAATACAATTGTAACTGCATTTGCTGTAGGTATCGAATGTCATTGGCATACTGCAATCCGCTATTTCGTTAGTCCATCTTGGTGATCCGTAATTTTTTGTTAATTCGCTACTCATTATCCACCCTTATTACCGTCGTTTTCGTTCCTTCTTTGCACTGTCCTTCGTATCCGTGTTCCGTAGCCCACTCGTTAGCCTCTGCGTAATTCTTGAATTTAAGTATTACTATCCAGCTTTCGTTTACCGGCTCGAATCCCCACTCGTCGTCCCAATCCATTTCCCCTATGTCGTCTTCTTCTAACAGTACCGCTATTTCGTCTGGATGGAATCCGGTTCGGCTTAAGTCCATTCCCTCAAGGCTTCTTAATACGTCTCTTAACTTATCGTAGTCCCATTTGCCTTTGATCCTGTTAAGGGCTAATGATAACTGCTTTTCGTCCTTTAAACTTAAGTCTACTACGGATACTTCTACCTCCGTATAGCCTAAATCTTTCAGCACCTGTACTCTCTGGTGGCCTCCGACTATGTTTCCTGTCCTTTTGTTCCAGACTATCGGTTCTACATAGCCAAAATCTTCGAGGCTCTTTTTTATGTCTTGGTACTCTCTGTCTTCCGGTTCTAATTTGATCCTTGCATTGTATTCGGCTTCTTTTAATGAGTCGATATTAACCTTTGTAATCATTTCTCCTCCATATTTATAATCGTTACCGGTGTTATCTCCGGCGCCTTAACTCCGTGATCCTCCAGCCAGCCTTTTATGTCTGCGTCCTTTTCGAAACTGATGTATATATCGAACGGCTGTTCTTTAGGTTCTGGTTCTCTCACGTCTCTTTTGGTTACGTCCAGTTCTTCAATGTCCTCTTCTAAAAATCCGGTAAACTTTCTTTCCTCCGGTGTCATTTCGCTTAATAATGTTTCAAGCTTCTCAAAATCCCATCTGCCTTCCGCTTTGTTTAATACGATGTTAAGCTCCTTTTCATCGTAATCGTCCAGATCCACCATTATCGCCTCGACTTCTTTTATGCCTTGACTTTTCAATACGGATACTCTCTGGTGGCCTCCTATAATTACATTGTTTCTTTCATTCACTACTACCGGCACTACCAGCCCAAATTTGCCTAAACTGTTGTTAAGGGCTTCCCACTCGTCCATTCCTTTTTTTAGGTCTATTCGTGGGTTATATGGTGCTGGGTTTAAATCTTTGATCGCAATAACCTTTGTTTTCACCTTTTCTTTCCTCCTGCCAAACTGATTTTTTTATCCTTTATAATTACTCTAACTTCCTGTGTGTTTTTGCTTTGCGGTGCGAGTATTTCTGGGTATGCTATGCAGAGCCTTTTTACTACTTTTTCGTTTTCGTCCGAATGCCACGTCTTATAACACCCTCCACTATTTGTCCGGTGCTTTGCGTCTACCGCAACATAGTTGTGCCTAAACACTCTGCCTCCGTTGTGTAAAATTCTCGAACACAGTTCTATGTCCTCTTTGGTCTTGTATCTCTCGTCAAACTTCATATCAAAACCTTCCGCAAATCCTATGACCGTGTTCACCGTAACTTTTGTTGATATTGTAGGGGACATAAAATACTCGTTATAAACAGGATATATGCCAAACAGTTTGCCTCCGTTTCTTTTCGTGTGGTCGAAACACCTGTTTATGATCCTTGCGAACATTTCTCTGCTTTCGACCGGTACCAACTTACCTTCCCTTAATATGCTGATCCTGCGTATATCATCGTCCAGCATTAAAACATTACAATCAAAATGCCGTAAAATATTGTTCCTTGCTTCTGTAACGGAGTTTGCCCTTGCCTGTATTATATTCGACACTCCTGCGTATTTCTGGTAGGCCTCAAAGTCATCTTGTGTTTGCACGAATGTGAATATTATGTCTTTTGGTATATTTAAGCTCTCTAAATATTCCAGCGTTATTTGCCTTTCCGGCCTGTTATATGACGGTATCGCTATTATGTAGTTCTCCATTAAATATCCTCTCTCTTAATTCGCTCGAACTCAATCCGTGTTTCCTTTTGTTATAATAGATTTTTATGCCGAGGTCTTGGCACTCGCTTTTGCCGGTGAAATCCTTCCCTACATAATCTTCTCCTACGAATCTTATGTCTATCGGCAGGGATTTTATTGCCAGTAACAGATCCGCTTCGCCGTCCAATGGTATCACTTCATCTACTGCCCTGTGTGATCGGATTTGTACATATCTTTCGAATGCCGACTGCACCGGCTTGTTTTTTTCCGGTCTGTCCGTTGTGGGATCGATTATAAGGCCGACATATAAGTAGTCGCAATACCGTTTGCATTCGTCCAGCATAAGTGCGTGTCCTGCGTGTAAAAAGTCTCCTACTACCGATGTAAATCCTCTAATCAATTTCCGCTAATACTCCTTCCGCAAATTTCGTTATTAGGTCTGGGTCTTTCCCGTATCTGGTTAGCCTTAATATATACATAAATTCAAGCGTCTTTACTGCCTCTAAAATTCCCTTATCCGCTAAAACGCCGTCCAGCCGTTTTAACCACCATCTTAAGTCAATTCCATTCCCTATTTTGAAAATCCTCTCATAACCGTCTATGGACATTCTCAATTTGGCATAATCCAACAAATAGGAGGAAGCTTCTTGATCTGGTCGAGGGTCGATGTAATAATTAGTCCAGCCTTTTACGATAATATTACATAATGTCATATCGCCGTGGCTGGCCGAGGCATTCTTCTGGAAAAATTCATCTAATTTGCACAATTTGTCCTTGCATATTTCTATCAGTCTATCTATTCTTTCGTCTCTGCCTTTGTTTGCGTCTAATACCTCTAACAGTCTCCACGTGGCGAATTTATTTATGTGCCTTTTCGCTTCATTGCTTATGTCGTTTATAATATCCTCAAAAGATGATCCGTCCAAACAGTCGCAGGCCAGCCTTCCTTCTACATATTCCATATAAAGGTTTTCGTAAACATTGCCTAATATGCGTGGGTGCCTTAATGCCGTGTTTTCTGCCCACTCTTTTACCTTCTCCACCTCTTCGATACTGCTCATTTGCTTTACGACAATATCTCCAAGCTGGTAAATCTTTGCTCCAGATCCTCCTTTTAATTCTCGAAAATCTTTGCTTATAAAATCATCTAATGACATTCCTTTTTCGTCTACATAAAGGTCTGCTAACGGTTTGCCGAATATAATCTCGTCATACGCCACTTGGTGCCGGTCGAGCCATTCGATTAGCGTTGCTTCGTTTTTTGCCTTTGCTTTGCCTCCGTCTCCGTTGCACGAGCCCATACCTCTGGCTGTGTATAATATGATCCTTGCACCTAAATGATCGTGAAGGTAATTTATCTTGTCTATCGTGGCCTGCATTGGTATGGCGTTTTCATAGCCGAGCCTTTTTCCGTCCTTGCAAATTGTATCGTCTATGTCGAATACTATTCTTGGTGTCATTGTTCTCCTCCTTTTGTCCTATTATAGCATATAGTTTTTTTTAGTACAATAAAAAACACGCATTTAAGCGTGTTTTAATATCTAATGTGCAATTTCTTGTCTTTCCGGTTTTCGCCGTTCTCTGGTACTGTTTCGTACTTTTAATCGCTTTTATTTTGATAGCCACCACTTGTAGACTTCTTCGCCTGTTTTCCACTCTGTTGGCTTTTTTTTGCGTTGCAGTAACATTCGGTCGAATGCTCGGATGTAGGCTTCTTTTATCTTTGGGTAGCGTTCGAATTGTTTTAGCCTTTCCTTTTTATTTGCCATCGGACACCCTATGCACCCTAATCGTTTGAAGCCTTGATCGTATAGCTCGCAGTATGGAATATTGTATCTGTTTATAAACTCCCACACTTCATCAGTCGTCCAGTCAATTATTGGGTTAAGAATGAATCCTTTGCTCTGCATACAGAACCTTACCATATCTTCGTCCATATTGTCTGGGTCGAGTCCTTTTCTGCGATCCGTCAATTTTGACGTCTGCGGAATTTCGAGTCCGCTTCTGGCTTTTCGCCTCCGGTTTGATTCATCCCACCTTACACCAGTGATTTTGTCTCTGCCCTCGCCTCCATCTTCTTTTAAGTATTGACAGCAGTACCTAACTATCCGTGTCGGAGGCATTTTCTTCTTCGGGATCAAGTTCCACATTGTGATCACCTTGCCATCCTTATCCCTTGGAAAATCCATACTTACATCTGGGTGATTCTTTTTTATAAACCGTATAAGCTCCGGTGGGTCTACTGTTGTGATCCTGTAATGAGCATCATATTTTACTCCAGCCATATCGCATAGGGCTTTTATAACGCAACTGTCTTTGCCTCCGCTAAAGGCTAAATACCAACTTCCTCCTCTTGGCTCAATCTGTTTGATCCTCTCTATTGACGCTTCCAGTTTCGTCATTCCGTAGATGTTCAACTGATCTAACATTTATTCCTCCCATCTTTCTTCTATGATCTCTGCGAGTATCTCCGGCAACAGATAACATCTAATCGTTACATCTAACGCTTCTACGCCTCCATTGTCGAATGTGTCTTTGAGGTCTCCTCCAAATTCTTCGAGGGCTTCTCCTAACAATTCCCAATTGTGGGTTAAATATTCTTCTGCTTTGTAGCGGTTGAATGTGTAACTTCCGCTTCCATATCCGGTTACGCTGTCGTTCACCCACATATCGTCAAACAACTGGTCGTATGCCTCTTCCTTATCTTCGTAAGCTTCTGTTATGGTCTTGCCTATCCACTCCTCCTTCTCTTTAATCGCTGTTCTAACATCTTCTCTCATTGCTTGTCTGTAATCATAATTCATCATTTTGTTGCCTCCTTCCTTTTACCACGCCTGTATCCGGCTTGCTATTTCGTATAACATTTCGTGATCCTGCCAAGATATAACGTCTCTGTCGAAGCTTCTGTCTATTTCCCAGAATGCCCTGTTTCTCTGGTCTTCGTTTCCTATCTGCTGGATCTCTTTTACCAGCCTCTTGAATGTCTTTGGCCTTTCGATATACATTGTTGTTCTCCTTTCTAACACATAACCTTTACATCTACCGTTCCGGTGTACATTCTGCCTTTGCTGTCTCTGGGTGCCAGCCTGTAAACTTCTTCTCTGCAGGCTTTTTTTGCCTCTGCGTATGTTCCTCTTGCCCAGAATTCGTATCCTTCAAAAGTGAAGCCCCAATGGCCTCTGCCCTTCGGCGTTCTGCCGTGTTCGTTTTCATATTCGCCTGTGTAAAATATAATCTTCATTGTTGATCTCCTTTCGAAGTGCTTATCTTCATCTTGCACCTTAACTATATCAAATTTATTTTATATTGTCAATAACTTTTTTATATTTTTTATAAAAATTTTTATAGAAAGAGAGCACCGCCTAAACAGTGCTCTCTTTTGTAACTGCTGGACTATGATCCTCCGGCTTATTTTCTCTTTTTTCTCCTCTCGTAATCGTTTGCTACCGTTCTCCAAGCGTGATACATAGCCCAGCTAACAGGGTCTTTTATTTGGGGATTATTTTGTGCTCTCTCGTATTCTGAATATAATACTTTGATCGCTTCTTCTATCGTCATTCTATCCCTCCGCTTCTAATTTGGATAGCCGAGCCATATTCTGTTTTAAGTAAAGCATTATCTTTATATCTTATTGTATCAACAATTACTTCTTTAGTTGGCTTAATTATAACTTCAAGCCATTCTCCCTTTTTCGGCATATCTATTCCTTTTAGTATTATGCTCATCGCTTCTCCTTCCATTCTTCTATCCATTCAAGATTGGGTCTCATCTCTTTTAACCCTCTTTTTATTCTGTCTGTAAGTGTCTCTCTTTTCAGTTCGACATATTCCATATGCTC